TCCTACCTGAATTGTCCTACCTGAATTGTCCTACCTGAATTGTCCTACCTGAATTGTCCTACCTGAATTGTCCTACCTGAATTGTCCTACCTGAATTGTCCTACCTGAATTGTCTATTTGGTTTGCCATACGCGTATACATTCACGATTACCAGAAAATACACTCTCCCAGTCTATCCGCCCGCATTGTCTTGCCAGTCTATCCCGCCATTGTTTCCCCATAATATCCCCCGCCGTATGTTTCACGTGAAACAATTCAGGCAAGACAATCCTGAGCAGAAAATTTAGGTCAAACATTCTGAAAATTTCAAGCGGGTGGGCGGTATGGCGGCGGGGCTCTGGTAAACACTCCAGTACGTTTTTAACTTTTTCGGAAAATCAATCCTGCTATAATTTTTTTTGGTTTTCTGGAACTTTTCTGGATAGTTTTTATTATTGTTTGATAATACGGCCAAAACTATAGTACTTCATACACTCCTTATGTTGATAGTTACAATGTTTCGCCTAGGTGTTCGCCAAAGGTCTTGCCAGGATAGGTATGCTAATAACAGTCCCAGCAAAGTTTTAACAATAGGTTTGGATAGATATTGCACACACCCTAGATTGTTAGGACATGTGCTGAAGATGTCTTGTTGAATATACCTTAATATATCCCCTCCCTTCTAAGGGGCAAGAGAATTTTAGACACATAAGTTATTGTTATTATTATACTTTTTCTTACCCCTTGTGTCTATTTATAACCTTTTTCCCCGAATAAGTTATAAACTGAATTCTCCCCGCATCCAATCTTCCAAAAGTCCTCTCATGCGACTACTTGGGACATACAGTGTGATGGGTTCATCCTGCCTGACTCTTGATCTATATATCCACTGAAGCATCTCTGACAAGGAGTGTCTGTTATGACTTGGTGCATAATCTTCTCCTCTGTTGAATAGATATTTATATTGTTCGGGCATCATTGAAGGATTATATACATAAGCCAATTTAGAACACTCTCTGTAAGTATTCACTGCTTTTGTATTCCAAGGTATGTGCCTCTTAGTGTAACCTTTCCCCTGGAACATCTTCTTGGATTCTAACAGAGAAGTCCATAGCTTTTCTTCCATAGGTGTTTTACCATACGTGTTGTTGTTAAAATAATTCGTCAGATTCCTACGGATATCTTTGGATACAGCAGAATCTTTCTTCAACGATCTTTGTTTAGTTGCTGATAGTGCCCATTCTGTTGTGCCTACTTTATTCATCTTTTCATTATCAACAACTTTTATTAGATCGAATGGATTACTAGGTATTTGAATACCTCTTTCAATATGATAAGGAATCTTGTAGAATTCTAAATACTTGGCGAACAGGCTTCCTTCGAACATGTACGTTAGGACAATAATCTCATCAAAGGATTTTATAAATTCAATGGGGTATTCCCACATGAATATATTCCTTTCTCCTGTGTCATCTTCAACAAGAACCAATGACCCATTATCACACATGTTCTTAATCTGCATTTCCCAGGATAACCCTGTGTTCAGATCGTCTGTCTCATCTTCATTGGGAGCATACTTGTCATCGTCTGACCATCTAAGAAGACCATTCTCATCAAGATATACACTACCAGAATTAAGTAGCATATTCCTTCGGACTTTCTTGATGCGGACTGGCTTCAGACACTCCAATTCCTCATCAATAACAAGTTTGTAGCCAGCATTCTTAATTGCTTCCTTTGTTTCTGGTGTAAATAACTTCAGGGCAGTATGCGTGGTAACAATGTCCTCGCCTTGTTCAACCAGACGCTCTATGTGTTGGACCTTGTTGTAATAACCACTTTGAGGGTGTTTAAATTTCCTTCCTGAAGCACTACAACCACTTCCTGTATAAATAACCTCGCCTTTGTCATCTAGTTCTGGCTTCTGATAATCTCCTGTGGTTGGGTCAACGATTGTGCCAGCATACCTGTGACACTCTGCTAAGAAAGGTGTCACCACAATGTACCTCTGATCTGGATCATCCTGATTGATTTCCTCGATCATTTTAGATGACTTTCCTGTTCCCATGAGCTGATCTTTAATTATTACATGTGTCATTTATACTTCCTCTGGGTCGTAATCGAAACACTCCATTAAGACTTCTCTTCGAGTTTTATCTAGTAACTCTTCGTCTATATCTACAAGTTTCCCATTCTTTGCTTTCGCACACGGAACACCTTCGAACATATTCAGATAATCGTCACCGAGATATTTCTTGTTGTATTTTACTCTGTTGTATAGATCAAACCCATCATATACTAGAGAACTAATATAACTCTTTTCAATTTCTTCTGCGTCTTTGCTCGACTCTCTAAAGTATGCTTTGAAAACCTCAATGGTCTTTCCAGCAAAGAAGTCCCTGTTAAGCTCAGGGACAGAACTTGTACCACTTACAGCGTGTTTAAATCTTTCCTTGGTTCCTTTCCCCACATATTTTATTTCACCATCTACCTTTACGATATAAACATAATACTTGACGTTGTTCATCCTTTCCTCCTCAAAGCTTCCTTCGTCACATACTTACCAGTCCAATCCGGATAATAGAACCCCAACGTCACCAACCCAATGAACCCCTCCACAAAGTTCAACCAAGAATATATAATCTGGAATCTAAGGTCTTTACGTTTCATATCAAACCTCCCCTTTATCCAATTGCTCTTCCCACAATTTCCTTGACCACATATCTGTTGCCGCAATCACCATTGCTGGATAATCCGTATACTTGTGTCGATACAGTGTCCCTGCTGTTAGATCACCTTTTGTGACAAGATACGCATGTTGATGATCTTGCCATTCATCAAAGTGTTCCAGCAGATATCTGGCCATCTGATCATATTCTGCATCCTCCACCAAAGAATCCAACAGGATGTAATAGGCGAATGAACACATCAGGTATTTCTGCAAGGTCTTATGTGATTGGTTCATTCTTGAAACCTCTTATCATCCCAAGTTAAAGCGGGGTTTGTCCCGTGATATGGACAGTCAGCATTGATATATCGTTTCTCTGTCCACCCTACCATATCTTCATTATCCATAGAGGGGCAAGTACACCACTTTACATTATATTGATACCGATGAAACTTCTTGCTTCGTTCAAAGCCCCACAGCCCTTGTAACTTATACTCACACTCTTCGATGCAATCAGGAATATCCTTAGGGCATTCAATCAGCACATCAGGGTTGTTAAGAATGTCATGTAGAAATCCTTGGCACAACTTAATTTGCTCAACAGTCTCTTTATTGAGTCCACGTTCTTTAGCTAGTTGCATGTTAATCATGATAATCTTCCTCCACATTGTACCATTCGTCCCAGAAATCTTTTAATTCACTTGCTAATCGTTCATGGAATGTATCTTCACTATCATCACCAGATAATAGCCAATCAATCCGTTGTGTGTAAATCTTGGCAAGATGGAGATACTGAAGTGCTTCCTCGAATACAGTAAAGGTTTCTTCTGATAATTCTTCACATCCGTTTTCTGTATCATAATTACCATACATGTCTTCAAGTTGGTCGATAATATCTTGGATGTAGTGTTGCTTGTAATCAAAGTGTCCGCCACTCATTTCTTGTCCCCCTTAATCCGATCTAATTCCATCTGGCCAAAACACACTTCAGTGTATTCCTCAATCACCTTCTGTTTATCCTCTGGTGTAGCTGCCTGGGTAAATCTTTCGAAGTAATGATCAAATCGTTCTTGTGTGTTCATACTTCTTCCCCATCAATAAACACTGTTAGACCATTCCTGCTGAGGAGATATAGGTAATGTGCATATTCGTCAAACATAGGATCATTGAACACATCATCCCTGCAATCCTCTGACAGAACACCTTCTGCCATCAATACCTGTTCCATACACTCCTCAACCGAATGTGCTGACCCATATTCAACAGGGAAGTCTGGGTGCATGTCCCGGTCAATATTGAAGACTGGCATTTCAGTTGGTCCACAGCAATCACAGACTGAGTAGATATAGGAATCGTCTATGAAATGATATGTTTTAGTCATCTAAGAGTCTCCTGTGTGATTAATACAGTTCGGATTGTTTCTGGACACCATGTAACATAACTCTTCTCTGTACTTGGTTCATATTTGTTTGTATAGATATAACCCTTTACCTCATCAGGTTCATTTTGAAACCAGCTCCTCCAATTGTACCCTACGTCAAAGTTTTCGATGTAATTGGAAATATCTAACCGCACTTTATGTAGGAAGAAGTTTTCACCGTAATCTATTTTCCTACAGATTGCTTCGACAGCACTTTCTAACGAACCAAAGTGAATACCTTGTTCAGTTACTTCAAACAGGTTTATCTTAACAGGGCTTGCATGGTACACAGTGACTTTCATTTTACCAAACCTCCGTATATTCAACAGCCATGCCCTCACTGCACTCACAATAAAGAATTTCTTCAATCACTTCACTGTGTGACATTTCCCTGAAGATTTCAATCGGAATACTTTCAAGCACAGTGATCATACATCGGTTGCAGATATGGAACCACAGGTAATCTTCCAGTTCCCTTTCTGTGTTAAATGTAAGAACATCATCGGGTAGGTGTAGAATATATTTCACCATGAATCCCTCCCGACTTCATAATCTTGTAGTTTCATTGGCTTCATTTTAGCATAATGGTTGTTTTCTGGATAATACCTCTCAAACTCATCGTTCAGACGATCAACTTGACACTGCGCATTCGTCATATCTTTCCAGACCGAATCAATATATGTCTGTGTGATGTAGCGTTCACCAGTATCGATGATTTGCACCATATAGATTACCATCTTCCTCTCCCCTCCAGTCCGTCTAATTGCTCTTTGGTTGCCCGACCATTTGCTCAATGTAGAAATCCACAACATCAATTGTATCATGGATTAAGATATCAATATAGAGTGTTGGTGAAACAACCTCAAAGAAATGTTGTGGGATAACATTCCCATCCAAATTGATGAAGCTACCAGGCTGCCAAGCGATATGGTTAACATGGCTTCCTGTTGCTGGTGCTTCTGTAATGATCCGAATGAGTTCAGATTGATTAACGTGAGGCATTGTTATTTCCTCCTATACTGTGACAACGATGTTTTACCTCACTATTCCTCAAACGTTCTATTTCATTCAATTTCACCTTCAAAATCTCTTTGTGGCGTGCTTTCATCCTATCACAATCTCTCTGGATTGCAACACGATGAGGATGCTTCGTTAGGATGAAGTGTTCTTTCGTTGTGCTGAATTTCATACAGAGTATTCCTTACGGAAATCATCAAGATCATTCCAGACACGTTCTTGGTGAGGGTAGCTGTCCATGATCATTTCAACAATCCAGACATGTTCCTTTTCACACAGTAGTGCCTTCTCACAGGCTTTGGATTCAGACCGTGTAACATAGATGGTATCGGTGTCTTCAATCACTTCAAAAATTTTCATTTATTCAACTCCTCATCAATCCAGCGGAGTTTCTCAGGATGTTTTTTAAAGAATTTGTTTACTGTCAACTCTTCCCAAAGCTGAGACATAGCACTTTTCAAAGAAAGGTTGGTTAATAGACAGACGGGTATGGCAATGATCAAAAACGCTAACACGTAAGCCCAGGTTAACGGGTGCCACCACCGCATAGACGGACTGAAGAATGTACCATCTCGATACCACCGAGCAGATTTAGTCTTGAGAATTAATTTGCCGAACTTGGTCAGACGGCTGCCCCTTTTGAATTGTTCCCACGCCTCTTTATCATCATACATATCAATGTGCCTCCTTGAACATGTTGTAATCTTGTTCAGTGTAATTCAGTAATGATTCAAACATTGTCATTTCCTGAATACACATCTGGTCGTAGTGTTCCCGACAATACTCAACAAATTCTGTCTGCATTTCTTCGTATTCGAATGTAAACAGTCTTGTTGCACCATCCCAATACTTCAGATGGACAGAGTAGATGGGAATGGGGTTCAACATATCACAGACAATTTCATCCATCATTTCATCCAATTCAGTTTCAGTCAGCATTATCATCATCACCCCTTGTCTTCCAGATATCTGTTGAATGGCTTCCGATCAGGAATGTCCCAGCACTTTCACCAAACAGCTTCTTGTATTTCTCACAATACTTCTCCGCACTCCTTGTGTCAAGGAAAGTATGCAAGAATTCCTTTGAACCATCTGGCAGGATTTTATACACGTAGATTCTTGAATTGAATGTCACAGAAAAATACTCCCAATCAAAAGCCCCAGGAAGAAAGCACAGATTGCAATCTCAATCATGTAAATCTGAAGTAATCTTTTGTACTTCATTGTCATCACCTTTTGTCCAATCATACAGTTTTTCATGTTTGGCCAGATCATCGAGTACCCACCAAACACCACTCCTTAGCACACGAAGTCTGTTGTATTTGTCCCTGTAGAAATTGACAGGGTAACCTTTGTTAATCAGTTTCATAATGTGACGGAGTTTCTTTGTGAACTCTTCGTCGGAATCAATCCGCCCGACTAGTTGTTGACAGATACCATAGTGCATGTATGCCATAATTAAAATTCTCCTTCTGAATCGTCTTCTTCTACGGACCCGATCATTGTATGGTATGTGTCTTCAATGTCAAGATTAAAGCGATTTCCAATATCAATCAGGTCATCTAGGGCTAGGTTATCATGCAACAACCTGTGATACAATGACACCAAAATCATTTCAGTTTCTTTAAGGTATTCTTGATTGATTTCTTGTAGCTTCTTCAGGAAGTATGTTTGGTCATTTGTCATATCGATTCCTTTATTGTCCGAGGTATTGAACCAGAAGTAGATGTTTCATTTGAGGATCATTCCAATCATATTCGTCAGGGATTGCTAGAGTACGTTCCACAGCATCAGCTAATGATAATTCTTCCTTTGTCTCAATGTCAAGATAGGCTTTACAATCTTCATCAACATAGACGATTTCATCCGCCCAATGGATTAGAGCTTCGCTCATTGGGATTAGGGCAAAATTCTCTGCCGTACCACAGGCACGAGTGTTGTATCCAAGTTCTTGATGGAGTACGTTAGCAAGAGATGGTGACCGAAGTAACCCCATTGAACATACACACAGAACTCTCTTAGCATCTGTCTGGTAAGGATTATGGATATTTGTCAATTGGTTTCTGGTAGCTTTGATCATGTGTTTTCTTAACCTCTTGTCATGTGAATTCCTGAGCTAGTATAGTCCAGACAGTTTCGTGTGTCAAGCACCACACGAGAAAATCTTTTTAGCACGACACGTGAAGATAGGGCTTGACAACAGGTAGGATTGTATGGTACCCTAAAAAAACATATTTAGACAGAATATATAGACAAGACCTTCTTAAAGAACTTCAGACAATATATAATTACTTATAGATAATAATTACTGATAAAGAATATATCTGTTCAGATATCTAGTCTAAATATTCTGTTCAGAAAGATTTAACCTGTATGTGTTCTGAACAGAAGGCAGATTAGAAAAGACTTGACAGGAATGAGAATCTTTGTTATCTTGTGAATTACTAAATCACTTCTGTCTGAAATCAGGAGAAATCTTATGTAAGAATCTAAGGAGATATTTTATGAAACTTGAAGGATTTTATTTTCACTGTCAATCCTGTGACGAACTTCTTGATGAGTTCCAACAGACAAAGGGTCTCTGCACGAAGTGCAAATCTATCGTGTCTAATTCAGCCAGGCAGTATAGCATTGAAATGGCACCCTATGATATCCATCGTATGTGGCATCCTCCAATGGGTGGGACAGATGAGTTCTTCCAAGATGTTGAGAACGAATACACAGGCGGAAGCAGTTCCGATTAAAACTATCGTAACTATCTTGACAATAGTCTAAGATACTGTTAGATTATTAACGAGAAGGAGGAAAACAAATGACAAAGCAAACCCGAGAAGAACAGATGGAACATGTCAAGGATGACTCAGAAGAGCTACTGAACGAACTTGAGAAAGAGACAGAAGAATTTATTATGTGTGTTGAAGATTACGTGATAGCTCGGACAGACAATCTGAAAGACATGGAACAATCATACAAGAAGATTAAAGAAGTTTCGAAGAAACTTAATAAACTGTCTAAGCATTATCGTAAACTACTTACAGATATTGATTAACACAAAGGGGTGTACCGAATGGAAACTGAAAAGGAACTAGAGAAACTTATCGTGCGGATTGCAACACATTATTCCGATGGGATTCAAGAGTTCGAATGTCTGGGTATTAGTATTGACGAAGACTTTGTTAATCTCCAGATGTACGATAATGAAATTGAAGATTTGGTATCAATCAAGAAAGATGATATTCGTGTGATTTCTTCTAAGCGGATTTATAAGGATTGAATGGAGGTTTGGAAATGGAATATGTGATTGATGGACACGGTAAGAAAATCCCCAAGAGCTATTTTGGTAATCTGAAAGAGAAACTTGATACTTGTCGTGGTTATGTTGGGATGTACAATCAGATGGCTGCCGATAAACAGGCTCCACAAATTGATATGGAGAAAGCACTGGCGAAGATTGTGAAGCAACATAATCGGTTCTATGGCATGGACAACAAATACAAAAGTGATGGGAGTCTTCGATGAACAGCTCAACTATTGTAAAAGCATTTTGGCGGAAGAAAGGTTCTGACGAATGGATTGAGATTAAGTGATATGGATATTTTCACAATGAGTCTGTTTGGACCATACTACCTTCAGTTCTTCCTGTTTAGTCTTCCTTATGTGATGTAAAGGAGCTTACAATGGAAAATCAGCACCAGAAAATTAAAGGCTATCGTGATCTTACCCAATCTGAAATTGATGCAATGAATGCTATCAAACAAAAAGCAGAAGAGGTGGGCGAACTAATTCACGAGTTATTCGATAATCCTGACCTAGATCATAGGTGGGTGAGTATTGCTAAAACAGATTTGCAAAAAGGATTTATGGCAGCAGTGCGTTCCGTAGCCCAACCTGAAAGTTTTTAAAGTTTTCCGCCTTGAGTGTCTGTTACTTTTCCTGGCAGGCGTTCTTGGTGGATTTTAAAAATGCAATATAATTCCCGCCTGAATAAACTGACTAACAGCTTCTCTGGAATATCGCATCGGATTCTCCGTCCGATCTATTTCGGGCTGTTAGTTTTATTTTATTTGAAACATAGAACAAGAAAGGTTATGTTATGAGTGATGAAACTTATTGGATTGAATGGAATGGCCCGGAAGGTGATTGGGGAACACAGTATCTCGCAGTCTCATCCTCATCGGGCTTATATTGGACTGAGGACACTTCTGATCCTAACATTGTGGACGGGTCTGTACTCGAAACGAAATTTGAACTCGAAGATACCATGCGTCAAATCGGAGAGAAGTGGAGGTTAGGTAAAGGAAGGCAATTTGAGAGGGGTAACCTATTCAAGAAGCCAGGCGACCATGCTTGGATCGCAGTGGAGAAACTGCCGGACGGAACCCGTGACCCAGAAACTAACAAGGTCAATCGTAGCTATGTCGCTTATTGGACACGGAAATTTAAAAGTGTTGCTTGCCTGTCAAAACTTACAGGTCGTCCACAAGGCAATCCTAGTATGCAAAATAAGGATTATGCTAGGAAGACTTCTGCCAAAGCCAAGGCTGAAAGGAAGAAGCGACTTGAAAATATTGAACGGGCAGCAAAACGTCTTAACTTTAATCCTGCCGAACAACTGATTGCTTGGGCGCAAGGAGACGAAGAAAAACTCAATACGAAGTCTCCAATAACCAACGCGCAGCGCCTAAAAAGTTTGGAGATTTTGGCATCTTATTCTTGGGCAAAACCGAAGCCGGTTGATTATGCCGCTATCGAACGTGACAAGAATAAGCATCGAGGTCCGGTTGTACACGTAACCCTCCCAAGCAATTCCAGGGAACTTTCACAACACGTTCTATCCCACGATTCCCAAGAATCTCTTGACAACTACTTCAAATCAACGTATAAAGAACCTGACGAGGTTGCCCAGCTTGACGAAGAAGCGGGTGACTATGACGAAGAGACTGGTATGTTTTTGCCGGATAATGGGAGAGACTGAAGATGGAAATTTGGAAGGATGTACTCTACGGGAGAATATACCATGCGTGATTTGGTGGACATTTTTGGAGTAAATTGTTCAAGTGTGTATAACATCTTGCGGTATAAAAAGTGGACTCATATTAAAGAGGTAGATTATGCAGTATGAACATCTCCGTCCGCAGCCTGGAAAACAGACAATGTTCCTTGAGACAAAGGCTGATATATGTCTCTACGGTAAATAACACTGCCGTAGTAAAACCCCTCTAATTCAGGGAAACCTAAGGGGATAACCTAAGGCAATCCTGAGCGAAGCTTAACCCGCCATAGTGCGGGTTTTGAACGTGCAGAGACTATTTATTGTAGGTTCCAAGCGGAATCGAAACGGGGGGCATTGATAAAGCAATGAAGATATAGTCCGACACTCTGGGAAACCAGAGAGGTGTCTAGCGAGCATCGTAACAGATCGGGTGGTGCAGGGTCAGGCAAGACGTTTAGCCTACTGCTAGAATGTTTGAGACATAAAAACGTCCCAAACTTCTTCACTTTTTTCTTACGTCGTACCAAGAATGAACACCGCTATCCGGGAGGACCTTGGGACGAAAGTTTTAATATATTTTCTAACTTCCCTGATGCGGAAGCTTACGATTCTACAATGAAATGGGTATTCAAAGATTCAAATGCACGCGTGCAGTTCGCTGGTATCGAGCTTGAAAAAGATTTGGAGAATTTTAAAGGTTCTCAGGTTCCGTTAACGATTAGCGGCTTTATGGAGTAATCCATATCGAATAACTGGATGAATTCAGGGGAAACCTCGTAAGAGACAATCCTGAGCCAAGCCTGTTGAGCGCAACAGGAAGGTGCAGAGACTAGGTGGTTTGTCACGATCTTGGCATGTAATACACCAATAGCGTCCAGCATCCTACTGGGATGATGATATAGTCCACATTGTAATCATCTTTGATGAGCTTACCGGCTTTTCAGAACGAATGTTCTGGTATCTTTTATCACGCAACCGATCCAGCACTGGCGTTAAACCGTATATTCGCGCAACCTGTAACCCCGTGAGCGAAGGGTGGGTTAGGAAACTCGTAGACTGGTGGATTGGACCAGATGGATATCCTATTGAAGAGCGATGCGGGGTTATAAGGTGGTTTGTCCGTCGAGGTGAAGATACCCATTGGTACGATTCTAAAGAGGAGGCAGAAAGAATATGGGGTGCTGACTCCATGCCCAAATCATTTACGTTCATAAATGCGACAGTAAAAGATAACAAGAAAATTGACCCGGCTTACGAAGCAAACCTCAAAGCACTTACACGTGTCGAAAGGGAAGCTTTATACCTTGGTAACTGGAACGTAAAAGCCAATGCGGGTTCTTACTTCCAAAGGGATTGGTGTGAGTTCGTTGATCTGAAAGATGTTCCTCCCGCAAAAGCAGAAATGAGGGCTTGGGATACAGCATCAACAGAACCTTCCGAAGTCAACCCCGATCCTGACTATACTGCATCTACAAAAATTCGTCTGGCGCAAGATGGATATTATTACATCATGCACGCAGTACGTGATAGGAAAAGACCATCCGGTGTTAAGAAAATGATGAGGAAGTATGCCGAACTAGATGGCATCAAATGTACAGCCGGTTTGCCACTTGATCCTGGTGGTGCGGGGAAGGCCGTTTTTGAGGACCATGCCAAGAATCTAGCCGGATTTAAATTCAAAAAATGTAAGACTACAAAGTCTAAGCTAGAAAGGTTCGAGCCGTTTTCTGCCGCAGCGGAAGCTGGACTCGTCAAAATTGTAAAAGGGGATTGGAATGATGAATTTTGTTCCGAACTAGAAAACTTTGTTGGTGATGGTAAAGGTCACGACGACTGGTGTGATTCAACAAGTGATGCCTTCAATAATTTATCGCTTGCTCAAATTGCTCCAACAGACTTCTCCCTAAATCTTTCCTCTATGCGAGGAACAAACGTCTGGGAAATGTGACGTTACAATTTCCAACTTGACAACTGAGGCAAAATATGGTTGACAGGGGTATATTAGTCTAATACTATTATAGATAGATGACTTATCCAAGCCTGTCAACCAACTTATTTTAATCGAAGGGGTTTCTATGGTACAAGAAAATTCAATGCGAAAAACCCTGGCTGAACTAGGTGGGACAGGACTTAGGCATTCTGCTGGCAACATTTTCGAAGAAGATATTATTGCTGATCTTCAATGGCCGAAATGCATCAAAGTTTATAAAACGATGGAAACCGATGCCCTAATCTCTGGCGCATTGTTTGCCATCCGTCAATTCATCCGATCATCCAAATGGCATGTTGAAGAATACAACGGGCCAGAAAAACCAGCAAGTGCTGCTGCCGATGCCTTGTTCGTTGAACAATGTTTGGCTGATCTGGATAAACCTTTTTCAGAAGTTCTTACAGACATTCTTTCTTTCCTGACTTATGGTTTCAGTGTTCATGAGATTGTCTATAAGAAACGTATGGGATATACAAGCGATAAGCGGTATAAATCAAAATATTCTGATGGGAAGTATGGTTGGCGTAAATTCCCTATCCGTGGTCAAGAGACCATCGAGGATTGGAAGATTACATCCCGAGGTGATTTAGAAGCTATCCGTCAACATGATCCTTACAATGGGATTGATGTGTGGATTCCTGAAGATCGATTCCTTTTGTTCAGAACTAACTCTTACAAAGATAATCCCCGTGGATTGTCAATCCTCCGTTCAGCGTATCGTGCTTACTATTATCGCATCAATATTGAGCAGCAAGAAGCGATTGGTATTGAACGTGATCTTAGTGGTGTTCCTATCCTTCGTGTCCCTGACGAAATCCTCCGGGATGATGCTGATGAATCCCAGAAAGCACTTCGTCATTATCTTGAGCAGATGGGTTCTTCTCTGAAGCGTAATGAACAAGCATTCATTATGTTGCCAAGTAATATGTGGAATAGTGAAGCAGGGACAGGTGAACGGATTTATGATATCGAACTAATCAGTTCGTCTGGGAGTCGTCAGGTTAACACTGGCGGAGTTATTGAAAGATACGATCGACGTATCATGCAATCAATGCTCTCAGATTTCTTGCTGATTGGCGGGCAGTCGGTTGGAAGCTATGCACTCTCCTCTACAAAGGTTGAAGCATTCCAGACTGCGATTGAAAGTTACTTGGACACTGTTGCTGAACAGTTCAACCAGAAAGCAATTCCCGAGTTGTTCCGACTGAATGGTATGGATGCAACCAAGACCCCAAGAATGGTTCACAACGGGATTGCTAAAGTTAATCTTCCTGATCTTGCGGACTTTATTAAGAAGGCGTCCGAAGCAGGATTCCTTACTGGTGATGATTCCATCGAAAATGAACTTCGTCATCTGGCAGGTTTCAAGCAATTGAACCATGAGGGTGAAGGATCGATCATGGAACGTGCCAGACAACGAAGCAAGATGTTCCAGGGTGATGTGTCCGAATCCCAAGTCGATGATTCCAATCAATCTGGTGAAGAGCCTACATTCAATCTGATTCCTGATACATAATGGGGGTATCTTATGGCTGAGACTTCCCCGTTTGAATTAGAAAATCAATTGGAAGATGAAATTGATGAAGAGCTGTTGCTGTTACTGGCATCGGCTTTTCTTTATGGTACTTCCATCATCAACCCTGCCCAAGATTCAAGGGATGTATTTCAAACTGTACAAGAAAGATTCCGCAGACGATCTTCAGAGATTCTTCCGTTGCTGTATAGGCAATCACAAGAAGCGGTTAAGTCGGGTCTGAGCAGAACCATGTCTGAGTTAGGTCTTGTTGATTTATCGGTTGATCTGTCAGACCCGCGATTCCAACGATACATTGAAAGAATCTTCGATGATAATATCCAAGTGATAATGGATACCAACCAACAAATGTGGATTCGGTTGCAACAGATTGCTGCTGAACGTGGTTGGTCAGACGAAGAATTACTTAGACGACTTGAACGATATTATGGATTAACACCTAATCATCTTCAAACTGTATTGAGTATGGAATCGAACCTTCAAGCAGAGGGTGTAAGTGGGGCATCTTTTGATCGACAGATTCAGAACAGAATTGATCGATTGATTGAATGGCGTATCCGATTGACTTCTGCCTTGATTGGCACAGAAGTTATTGAAGGATCGAAAGACCTATCATTCACAATTCTTGGTGAAACTGATCAATTGGATAGGGAAGCGTTTCAAAAACAGTGGGTGTCGGTTGTCGACTCAGAAACCACAGATGTCTGTTTGTCTTCCAACTTAACTGTTGCGGAGATTGGTGGTAACTTTGCTAATGGAAGACCACATCCCCCAGCATTCCCTCCTTTACATCCCTGTAGATCGTCCATGCGGATTGTTCGCCGGAGACTTTAATATATGAATAAAGAGAAACTAATTGAGATGTTCAGTGAGTTTGTTGAAAAGAACTTTGGCGGATCATCTCAAGACTTTGTTGTTGAACCCGAAGACGGTTCGGATGAAACACCGATTGCTAAATCTGTTGATGTTGAAAAACAAATCTTCACCGCCGTTGTCCTTCGACCGAATGTTCCTGACGCACATGGGGATATTTATGATGAAGAGACTGTAGAGAAAGCCTGTTGGCAGTATAACTCTGTGTGCCGTAAGGCCAATCTGCAACATCTTGTTCAGACTGATCTGGCAGAACCTATTGAATCGTACATTGCTCCTGCTGACTTCCAACTGGGTGAAGGCACTGTACTGAAAGGCGATTGGTTGATGTCAATGAAAATCAAAGACCCTGAAATTTGGGAGATGTGTAAGAAAGGCATCTTTACCGGATTCTCTGTTGGGTGCAAAGGCAAAGTGGAGATGCTTGATGAATAAAGCCAAACGAAAGATTACTGAATTTAATTTCGAGGAAGACGGTGCGCATGTTGCACTTGTTGACAAGGCTGCAAATGAGCAAACCGTTCTAGTGATGAAGGCTCTTAAGAAAGATGAGCCTGAAAAGGATTCTCAGTCTTCGGCAGCAAGCCAAGACGAGGATGTTGTAAAAGCCGAAGACCAAAAAACCACTGTAGAAAAGAATGAGGAAAATTCAATGACTCAAGAAACCGAAGTCCAAAAGTCCGAGCTGGAAATTGAACTCGAAAAAGCCAAGGCTCAACTGGCCGATCTGGAAAAAGCCCAGGAAGAGAAAGTTGCACTTGAAAAGTCTCTGAAAGAAATGAGCGAGACTATTACTGTTCTGAAGGCTGCTGAAGAGAAGCGTAAAGAAGCTGAGTATCTGGAGAAGGCCAAGCAACATGCCATGGTTCTGACCGATGATCTGCCTGCTGCTGATCTGGCCAAAGCCCTCCGTCTTGCTGAAGAAACCGAAGGTTGTGCTGCTCTGGTCAAAGCCTTTGAAGCCTATCGTGATATGGCTGCTAAATCCGACGCACTTGAGGAAATTGGCAAGTCTGTTGCTGATGACCGTACCGTTGGCACCAAGCTGGATATGGCTATTGAAAAGGCCATGAAGGATCACGGTGTTGATTACATGAAGGCTCTGGATGTTGTCCAGAAAGAAAGCCCGGAACTCTTCGCTGAAGAATACAAGGCTTAATCGCTTTACTTTTTATTGCTAACTTAGGAGTTACACATAATGGCGTATGATACTATTTCCCAAATGGATTTCGGCCAAGCTATTGCTGCTGTTGATATGACCGATAATCTTTTCAAAGCTGGTGTTCTGACTGGCGAATCTGTTGCTCTGGCTGGTACTGCTGGTGGTCGTGTGGATTGTGTTATCCATACCGACGCCCCTGCCGGTATTGCTGTCCGCACTGTTCTGAAAGGTGTCACCAAAGCATCTGCTGGCGCTGCTGTTACTGCCGGTGCTGAAGTTGCTGTTGATGCAAATGGTCAGTTCGTTCCTGCTACTGTTACTGACATTGTGGTTGGCAAATCCATCACCGCTGCTGATGCTGCTGGTGAAATCTTTACCGTCTATTTCTATGGTGCTGATTCTTACGCTGCTGCCTAAGACATCCAACACTATTTCAGAATTTATTTTAAGGAGTTAATCAATGCCCATTTCTCAACCGACTCAGTATCAGATTCTTGATGCGGATCAGCGTCTGACTAATATTTCCATTCTGCAACTGAATGATCCGAGCGTATTTATCGCTTCCCAAGTATTCCCGCAAGTTCCTGTTAATCTCCAGGCCGGTAAGTATGTGACCTACAACTCTGGTGATTTCAACAAGACCGAGATGCGTGCTACTGCCGATGGCGCTCCTGCACCTCTGGCTGGCTGGGGTAAAGGGGAAGACACTTACTTCTGTGAAGTGTATAAAGAAGCTACCATCATTGGTCCGGCTGCTATGGCCAACACCACTGCCCCGTTTGATCTGCTCCGTGACAGTACTATGATGCTGACCAATCACGCTCTTATTCATCGTGAGCAGCAGTTCAAGTCCAAGTACATGACCACTGGCGTTTGGGGCACCGATAAAGAAGGTGTTGCTTCCAACCCGACTGGTGATCAGTTCGTTAAGTGGTCTGATTACGCCAACAGTGATCCGATTGGTGATGTGCGTGAAGCTGGCACCAAAATGGCTATCCTGAACTACGGCAAGCGTCCTAACGGTATGGCTGTGTCCCGTGATGTGTTTGATACCCTTGTTGAGCATCCTGCCCTGATTGAGCGTATCATCTATATCGCCGGTAGCGAGCCTGCCCGTCTGTCCCGCCAGCATCTGGCAGCCCTGTTCGAAGTGGACAGTGTTACCGTTCTGGATGCTGTGGCCAATACCGCCAACGAAGGTGCTGCTGAGAACCCCGAGTTCATCTTCAGCAACGAAGCCCTGCTGTACTACCGTCCGGGTAGCCCTGGCCTGATGACTGCCTCTCCGGGCTACATCTTTAGCTGGAACTATCTGTCCGGCTTTGGTGGCACTGCTGTTCGTCGCGAAGAGCGTACCATGCGTGAAGGCGGTGGCACCTATCTGGAAGTGGCCGCTTCTTACGACATGAAGGTTGTGTCTAAAGACCTGGCTATTTACTGGCACGATGTAGTTTAACTAGTTAGGAGGGATTATTATGGCACTGATTAAAGGCTTCGATCCCTCCAAGCAGTTTAAAGTTGTTAAGACTTTCTTTGAGGGTGGCCGCAAGTTTCAGGAAGGGGATGTTTATGATCCTCAAACTAAACTCGGCCAATCCAAGAAGCTGTTCAGGCATTATGTGGCAAAGCGTATTGTTCCGATTGTTGAAGAACAAAAGCCTGCGCCCGTAGTGCCTGAAGTTGTTTCAAATGATACTGAAGAGAAAGCAACTGCTGGGGATTCAGTTCAACAAGAATCTTCCGAAGATAAACCTGCCCCGAAACGTCGCAGGAAGAAGAAGTCCGAAGAAGATTCTGAATGATTTAAATCGTGGGGTTTAAACAGTTTAGGGTAAGGTCCAAAGGTACACCCCACTACCTTCTTGCCCGTTTTAATTTTATATTCAAAGGTGTTATGAATAATCTAAGCTATTACATTGGTACGAATGTCCGATTAAACCGCTTAGGATAGACGATGCACTAATTGAAACTTGAACAGGAGAGCGTATGGCGATCTTAGAATACATGGACAGTGTGGCTTTTGACTTTGATCCAAGATTAGCCAAAGGTCGTTATGTGTACGTTCTATCCCACAAAGAAAAGATAAGAATCTCTAGTAGAGGAAGAACATCATCTCTCCCACCGGAATTAGTAAGAAAGGCTAAGCTGCTCTTCCATTATCGCGGTATGTCTCCAAAAGAAATACAAAGATTGGATGAGTTTAAATCTGTAAGTACCGCAACTATAAGTGGATGGATACAAAAGAAAAATCATGAATACATAAGCCCGCACCTTAATTCTTTCAAAGACATGAGAAAAGAAAAAGAGCAAGAGTGCCTTAGTCTTTATGATAAAGGTTTTACCAGAAAACAAATCCACGAGATTCTTGGTTTGGAATATTCATACGTTAAAAAAAATTCTGATGGGAGCATGATATGACATTTTCTTACCAAGCAGATTTAACAAATCCTCTTGACTACGTTAGATTCAAACTGAACGATAAAGAAGAGGATTGGGCAAGTTATAGTGATGAAGAACTTAATTACTTTCTGGGTAAACTTCCAAACGATCCTACTGAGAATGATCTGAACAAACTTGCACTGAAACTTCTGAAGCAACAGTTGCAAGAACTTCTTAGGAGCCCGAGTCGAGAGCGGTCAGGTGCCTTCGAGGTCTACAAGGCGACATCCGATTCCCTCAAAATGGCAATCCAAGAACTTGAATCAGAAATCCGTTCAATCACTGTGGTCAAACCTTACTTCGGTGGTGTTAAGAAACAAGATGTTCGTCGGAACCGTGAAGACAAATCTATCCTGCAAGGTAAGTTCTATGACGGGAGGATTTATCGTCACCACGATGAGTTCCCCGAGAATGATATATGAAGGCACGATTAGATTTATCCGGTCTGAAGAAACTCGAACAGAAACTGGTTGCTCTTGAATCAAAGAAAGTTGAATGGGGTTATGTAACACCGGGCATACATTCTAAAGCAGGAATACCTTACGCCAATCTGGCAATGCTTTTGGAATACGGTGGATTCAATATCCCTTCCCGCCCAGCATTCCGTGACCACGTTCAGAAACTAATGACTTCAGATGTTGCGTTCAAACACTTTGTCCAACCTTCTGTGAACAAGTATCTGTTAGGACCATCAAACAATCCAACAGCAATTTATAATTCTGCTGGCGGTTATCTGGCTGAAAGGTACAAAGGTTCAATGGAGGATTGGGTTCTAAACGGTTCTCAGTATCGTAATAACCATCGTACCACAATTGATCTGAAAGGATTCAACCAACCTTTCGTTGAGACAGGGGAACTTATTTCACACGTTAATTATAGGGTGCGTTAACATGTCAATAATGAAACTAAGATTAACGGGTAGAAAAACATTCCCTGCTAAACGGACTTCGCCCGGACATTACAACGAATATGGTCAGTGGGTAGAAGGTGAAGAAGAAACATTTGAAGTAAAAGGCAATGAACAACCTCTCCCTGGTGATGAGATGATGATGCTACCAGATTCCTTTAGAAGTAGAGATATTCGAAAGTTCTTCTCCATCACCAGACTTAATTCTATGGAAGAAGGGGATGGAATCAATCCTGATAAAGTTCAAATCAATGGTATCTGGTTCAGTGTATTGAAACGGGCAGAATATCAGATGGGTGTTCGAGATCATTATGAATATACTTTGGTCCGAGAAGAACAATCGGCAGGAGGGACAAGATGAGTTTTATAGACCACATCCAACACACCCTCCTGTTTAATCTGAACAGTGATTTTGATATCCCCATCATCCAGAACTATCAGTCTGCACCAGAACCTCAAGGTGATTATGCTGCATTAGGTGTCACGACAGTTAATAAACTTAATCGGGATACGTCCAATTTCTACAAGACCGACGAAGGTTTTGCAGAGAGAGTTAAGCAGGAATGGAGGGTGTTACTCTCATTAGATTTCTACGGAAATTCTGCTTATGACAATGCTTTTAAAGCATCTTCTTGGTTGGCTTCCAGGACCAAT